GCTGTTGCAGAAGTTGCTGCCGTGAATGTTGTGGTGGTATCGCTGGTATCGTACCAATACGGGGAGCACAGCCACGTGGCTGTGTATGCATGGTATGGCCGTAATGGGGAAAGATTTGCCATGCCGTCAGGCGTGGTTTCCGCATCCAGCGAAATCAATTTGGCCCAGTTGTAGACGGACGTGCTAACGGTATCGGTTGTCTGGATCGCAAGCCATCCACTTCTGCCGAGCGTGTAGCTGAGTGACCACCAATTATTCGCCGGGCTTTTATCGCGGAAGCGCGCCACGAATGTCTGTTCTGACGGAAGCGTTTGCAAACCATCCATGTCATACGAAGCTCCGCCAACAATGCGCGCACGAGCAGGTGATACGGATCGCTGCTGATTCGTCACCGTTTGCCCGAACGTGGACGCCTGCATGTTGTTGCCAGCGAAATGCGTGATATATCCCAACATGATTACCTCACCACAGCGAATCCAACACGGCGAAGCGCGTTGACCGTTCCCCGTTCCGCTGCACCGGCATCACCCCCATACACATTCACAGTCACGTTTGCATTCTGTGCGCCGGGTGCAGCAATGCCGCCACGCTGCGGTGCAGGAGCAGAGCCTCGCTGCCCCATCATGCCCGTGGGGATTTGCACGGTTCCGAGGAACGGCGCGATTGTGTTGTAGAAACGGATCGCGTCCTCCATCGCGCGCCTGAGGTTTGCCACCATCGTGTTGAACGATAGCGTGATGTCGTCACGCATTTCTTGGAACAGCGCAGTCGTTCTATTCTTGATCGTGTTTGCCCACCATTCAAGGCTGCTGCCGTTTTTCTTCAGGTATTCGTCAATCGCATTGAGCATGCCTTCAACGAGCCCGCTGACCGTGCTCTTGATGTTGTCCCAGATGCGCGTGAACGTTTCTTTGATCGCATTCAGCGCGCCCTCCGTGTCGCCGTTGAGCACTGCCAGCGTCGTATCAACGATTCCCTTAATAAGATCGAGCGCCGTTCCGACAACGATTTTGATCGCAGCCCATGCGACCTCAAAAATGATTTTTATCGTTGCCATTGTCGCGTCAATCGTGCGCTGGATTTCTGGCATATTTTTTTCAATCAGGGCGGCGATGATATCCACCACGCCCTTGATGATCTGCGAGATCGTATTCCACGTGTCGCGCACGAATGCCATGATCTCCGTCCCGTTGTCCTCCCAGATGCTCCAGACGGTTTCCAGCACGTCGTTGATGATCCCCTCGATGAAGCTCATCGCGGTGTCAATGCTTCCGCTGATCGAATCGAAATATCCATCAACGGCGTTGAACACTTCATTGACGACGAACTGAAATTTAGGCCAGTTCGTTTCTACCCACGTGATGACCGTATCCAGCGTTGACGCGATGCCGTCCGCGAAATCAGTAATCGCTGCCATCGTCTCCGGCTTATTCAGGAATTCCAAAACGCCAGAAAGTTTGTCTTTCAGCACCTCAAAAATTGGAGCTCCGAGTGCGCGCAGAGTATTGCCCTTCCAGTCCTCCAAGTTCGAGATCATGCCCTCGAAGGTCTTCGACTGCGCATCCATCATGCCGCCGAATTTGTTTTGCGCGACAGTGAGGAGCACATTGAATGCCTCCTGTGTCGGCGTCGTCAGTTCGCCCGACTTGCTGAACTCGAGCCCCATCTTCGCCAGCTCTTCGCGCGTGGTGATGCCCAGTTCCTGAAAGCGCGATATCGCTTCACCCGTTGCACCGCTTGCGAACATGCCGAGATATCGAGACATATCCTCGAAGCCCTGCCCTGTTCCAGCTGCAAGATCGCCCGCGATTGTGCGTATCTGTTTCCCGCTGAATCCAAACTTTTTAGCGGTGTCCTCCGCGTGAAGTCCGAAACCCTGAAGAACCTTGTCCGCGCGGACGACCTCTGGAAGTTCGAAAGGAGTTTTCGCGCCGAAATCAGCTAACTCTTTTAGGCGATCCTTTGCCACCTGCGCACTGCCCAGCAATACGCCGAATTGCGTTTCGTATCGCTCAAATTCGGCATTGCCGTTGATCATCGCCGTAGCGATATCGCCGATGCCTGATACAACAGCGCTGATTGCCTGAGATGCCAGATTGCCCAGCACGTTCCCGAGCGCAACGATTCGCGTGCTGAATCCCGATGATGCGCTTCCGGCCTGCTCCGCTTCGGATTCAAGTTTGTTGAAACTGTTGGATGTTTTTTCGCTCTCTCGCGAAACCTTGCTGAGGTCATCGTCCAATCCGCCAAGTGATCGAGCAGCGCGATCCAGCGCAGCCGACATTTCATCGCGCACGCGCATCACAAGATCGATTGGGATTTCCTCAGCCATTTCGCTCCTTCTCGCGAACTTCCGCTTCTGCGCTCAGCACGGTGAGATGTTTTGCGACTGTCATTGCATCCGGCAGCGGCCACGTGTGATACACATCGCGCGCCAGATACAGCGTTAGGTATTCGAGCGGCGGCGCCGCTCCGACCCAGAGATGGGCGATGACTCTTTCGCGGAGACTTCGCCCTTCTTCGCTTTTGGGTTGATTGCCTCCGCGAATTTCTCCTTGAAATCGAGGATCACGTCCATCATCTGCGTTGATGGAATGGACTTCAACGTTCCACCGCTCGCGCGATCCAGCATGCTGAATAGCTGCTTCCCATTCACGTCGCCCGTCGCCATCAGCAGAGCATCCTCTACGCTCAGCGCGTCAAAATTCCATTCCACCATACGCACCTCTTCGCTAAATCGTAGCCTGAGTTACAAACGGAGTTTCGATCACGATCTCGCTCATGATCTGAGCAGGTCCGTCTTCGCCAACTGGCCACACGGGATTTTTCACATATCCCGCATCGCTCGTGTAGCGATACTGACCCGTCGTTCCGCCGCGCGGCGACCAGCGCACATACAGGTTCGTGCGATTCACCCACGCGGTGTGCGCCAGACCCCAGCCGCTCGTAGTCGTTTCGGTGTACACCGCGCGAATCGTGATTGTGCCAATCGCGTATCCGCCGACAGTCTGATCAGCTTTCGCCTGACCGAAAATGCCGATCGTGTTCGTCTGGAGCTCGAAACCAGACACCGCAACACTGTTCGCATCGCTCGTAATATCCGTCCAGGTCGTTCCTCCCGCAGAAAGCTCGACCTTGCAGTTTTTCATTGTGTAGGCCACCTAAAAATCCTCCATCACCGATACGTTTGCACGCACGGTAAACATAGCCTGCTGATCCCATTCAAGCAGGCCGCTGCTGATATTGTTCACGAGACAAAATACGCATGCGCCGCCCAGCTCAGTGTCGTCGTCGATGGCATCCAACAACGATTGAGCAGTCGCGCGTGCGGCAATGTCTTCGTCTTTGATCTGGCCGCTTGCGCCGATCACGACGACGACCTCGAAGGTGTGGGTACGGCGCATGGCATTTCGCGCGTATTTCGCACCAACGATTCCGCTGAACGATTGCGAAGCTGGCTCCGTGTTCGCCCATTTCACGACCACGGCCGGTAGGCGGTGCGGAGCCTGATTGGGAATCCCCGTGTATTTGCTTTTCGCGCTGATCCCCGCTGCGATCACGTCGCGCAGCGCATCGTAGCAGGATGTAATGCTCATCGGATCACCCTGCGCTTGTAGCGCTCCAGCACGATGCGCACATCAGCGGGATAGCTGTCGCTTTGCTGCGTGAGTTGCTCACCCGCAATTTCAGTTGCGCCTGTCTGATTGCGCTTCGCCCAATACCAATACGCGATGCGCATGGCGGCGCGCACGATATCTACGGGAGCGCCCTGCATGAATCCCCAGCGCCCGTTAACGCTGATGCGTCCATCCGTTGGCACGTTCCATGATGTCGTGCTCTTCAGCTTGATGGCGTAATAGCTGCTGTCAAATCCGTTTTGCCCGGTGACGCTCGCGTTCATCGGGAGAAGCCAATAATCGCTGGATGCAATCACCGTGCCGTCGCCATTCGTGAGCGTCGTCACCGATACCAGGTCTGAATCCAGATACAGCGTGTCGCCGTCAAGATCGTCCTCTGTGTAATAGTGTGTGTGATTGTTCGCGCCCTGGCCGAAGCTGCGACCCGTATAGCCGTCAATTTCCGAATCAGCCTGATCGAGGAACAATTGAAGGACTGTATTCTCGGCATTCGTAAATGTTGTCTGAATGCCGCCGGTCATTTCCGAAATGTAACTTTTGAAGTCCGCAAGCGTGGCGTAGCTCATTCGGTCTGCTCCTTTGATGAAATTTTCATTCCAAGCTGCGCGTACTTTTTTGAAAATTCTTCAGGATGCTCAGCGCCCCAGCTGATTTCTTGAAACCAATGATCCTCAACGATCATCTCCTCCGTGATGTGCGGGATAACGATTGATGTATCGCACCAATGCGAAATGCCGATTTTCTGGCATTCGAGTCCAAAGTTCCAGTCCTCGGTGCGCTGGATCATGTTCTCGATCCCGGGCTGATAAATAAAACGGAACCAAGGCCAATCGAAACCTGCCGCCTTTAGCTTGCGAAGCGCAGACTTCCGAATGGCGATCGCGCCCGTGCCGACGATATCGCATTGCACGAGCGATCCGTCGAAACTGAGCGGAATATCCGATGCATGACCCTGTTCGTTCAGGCGATAAAAACACGGATCGTGCGGCTTGCTGCGGCGAAACGCAAGCGCGCCAACCACTTCGTGCTCCGCGTCGCACCGAGACACGAGACGCGGGACGATGTCGTGCGGATAAATGTGATCGTTATCCAGCATGACGACGACGGCATCATCGTGTTCATCGCCCTTGAAATATTCCCAAAACATGCGCGTGATCATGTTGCGCGCGTCGTCTACACGGCGATAGTGCGTATTGATGCGCAGGATGTTTTCATGGCGCGCGTGCACGGACACGTCGAGCAGCGACATGACCGTATGCGAATTTACGTTTCGTTCAACGAGGACTGCCCATAGACCCTTCATTCGATCACCCGCTCAAAATCATTCGGCCAGCCCATTGAATTTCGAAGTCTCACAATTGCAACATCATATTGATGTGATCGCCTGCCGACAATGTAATTTCTGTCTTCTTTGGCTTTTCCCCACAGATAATGACGATGTTCAAGAACTGCGCGCTCAGCATAAGCGAATTGATTCGCCGCTTTCGCGCGCATGGTAGCCTCTTCGTCAATGCCCCATGATTCGTAATGTGGAACGGCCATTACGCCCCCATGGTGAAACACGATGAAATTACGCGTCATCATGTAATGCGTGCTCAAAATGCTTCCATCCGTTTGACCGTCGTTGATCCCCACGAATCCGCATTGGGATTCAGACTGCACACGGAGGACTTCATCATGCCATCCATCGTGTGCCCAGAGATCGTCTGCACCCAGCACGTAGGCCTGGTAGTTCGGATGCATTTTCAGCCCGTGATTCCATTTCTGCACTGCTGTCATCCTCGGAGGCACAAGATCAAACCAAACGCGCGGATTGGTCTGCAAATCGCCAAATCCGCTGATTTCGTCTTCAGTGATGATGACGACATCAGCGGACGAGGTTTCGAGCAGGCGACGCGTGCACAGCGCCGCCTGCTCCACTCGTGACCACGTGGGGAGTATTACCGCAGTCAACATATACATTTACGCCAAGCGCAGGCACTTAATCGCTTCGCTGAGCATGACGTTCGCGTCCATGCGCTTATACCAGCGGAAACCGATCTGGCCGATGTCCGAGTAGCGCTCATTCAGGCGCACGAACGAAAGACCACCGAAGTCAGCGATCCAGTAATAGCTCAGATCGCCGAACACGATCGCCTTGTTGCCCGTAGCGATGGACGGCATCGTGGAGAGCGTGAACACCGGGCGTCCCATCAGCGTAGCCGGGGTGCCGTTCGCCAGCGCGTTCTCATAGAGATACGCGCCCGTGGTGCCATTCTCGCGATATTTGCGGATGACCTTCAGCGTGGCGTCGTTCATGATCCACACCGCGCGATCGCGGTACTCGCTCTTCAGCGAATGGAACGTATCGATGATTTCGTCCGCGGTGATCGCGTTCGTGGCGGCAGCCGTAACGCCGACACTCGCGCCGACGGTGATGCCCTGCGCAGCGCTGGAGCCGTTACCCGTCGCGAAGTCCGTGTTCTCGGCCTTCACGAAACGATTCGCCGCGTCCGGCGCAAGCACCTGGTTGAAGACATCGAGGCGCGAATCCGCAAGCAGTTCATCCGTTGCCAGCGAGAGCGCCGTGTACTTGAACGGGGTGAATTCCACTTCGCCGATCGTCGGGTATTCCTCGGAGAACGAGGTGCTCTCAGCTTTGATGACCGCAGCCGTTGTTGCGTTGGTCATCGTGGGGACGCGGAACGAATTCGTGCCCGAAACGTTCAGCACGCGAGCGCCCGCGCGTCGCAGGATCGAACCTTCGTTGATCGAGGTGACCAGCTCATTGCTGTATCCGCGCGGGACGAGGAAGCCACCGTCCGCGTTCGTGGTTTCGTTCGCCGCCTTCAGCGCGCCCTTGTCACCGGTGCGTATGTAATGCTCGAAGGCCTTTACAGCGACCTCGGCCTGCGCTTCGGCATCGTCCTTGCCCTTGCCCGTGTTGATGTTGAACGAAGGACGCTGAGATTCGATCAAACGCTTCTCAAGATCAGCGATCTGCGCCTTCACAGCAGCGAGCTCGTCGCCCTGCTGCACTTCCTGCTTGACTTCTTCCATGATTCCACCTTTCGCAGCGCGCGCGCTTCCATCGTAGATGATTGCTTCGCCCTGCGATTTCTTGTATTCCTCATCCTCGGACTTGATGCCCGTTTCGTCGATCTGTGAAAGCATTTCATCCAGTGCTGCCTTCATCGCAAGCAGACGTTCACGGTTTTTCGCGTTGAACGTTTTGCCTGCTTTGGCGGCGTCATCTGCGCCTGCTGCTTCACTATCGACTTCCTCAAACAGCGCTTTAGCTGCTGCCATTGCAACCGCGCGCGGATTGATTGCTGCATCCGCCGTTTCCGCATCCATCAGTGACAGCGCGAAAATCGGCCAGGCTGAAACCTTGCCGGGTTTGCCAACGATCCCATGCGGACGCACAAGGTGCGCGCTGGAATCGGATGATGCGCGCGCTGTGCCTGCCTTCGCAGCCTCATACACATCGCGCGCCTTCTCGTGCGCTGAATCCAGCTTCACGCGAAACATGTGACCGGCATCGGTCATGCCCTTGTAAATCGCTGTGCCCAAACGCTTCACGCTTTTTGCTGCGCGCTCCGCGAAGCCATGGTAGTACAGCGCGGGAACTTCGTCGCCTTCGCTCAGCCCGATATCGGTAGAGCGATCGAACACCTGCCCCTGACGATCAGCCCCGAATGGGAGGCCGAGCACATCCAATTCCCACTCCCCAGCGGCTTTGACTGCACTTTCTTCGAACATCTGTTCTATCCTCCCACTCGGCGGCATCATACCACTTATGAACGCGCGCTCTTGTCGAAAATCTTTTGCGCGACGATCTTGCCAACATTCTCGGTCAGCGCATCGCGCGCCGTCTTCAGATCGCGCCATGCAGCTGTCACGAAATCACGCGGCTTCATGCCCAACACGAACCGACGACGATTCCATTGCCCGGTATTCGGATTCTGCCAAGCAAGAAATTTCTTTTTGCGCGGACGAATCGGCTGACTGTATGGCCCATATACGCCAGTGCCGAACACGATCCAATCAAGAAGTTTTTTCGGTCTATCCTTCGGATACCAGTTCACTCGCAGCTCTCCGAGTTTAGGCCCGCTCTTTTTCAGCGAATACGTAAA